GACATCGTTGACCTGTGCCACGGAACAACAGGCGGCGGCGGAACAACCGGCAGGTCAGCGAACGCAATGTTTGTCACGCGAACACCACCCCGCTCATTCCACTCATGGTCTGCTGCCTCCGCTTACGCACTTCAATCTCCTTAGCGAGTTGATCCGGCATCCACCCGACGTTGCCTTGGATAATGACGTCACCGGCGCGGGCGTTGTCCGCAATCCTGGTCATCGTGTCCCACTGCGCCGAAGACAGAACCGCGTCAGGCTTCCGCTTGTTATGCTGCACAAGCTGCGCCCCGCCCGTGTTCTCCAGCCACCCGCCACCGTCATACAAGGTGGGCACCCCGAGAGCGTTACTCTCCGAATGGCCGCCAAGCTTGTCCGCGACCCACTTAGTAGTGCTATCAAGGATCTTCTTACCGACCCCGATAGCCATGTCCGCCATGATCCCGCCGCCAGCAAACGACGAACGGAACTTAGACACCAGCCCGTCAACAATCCCCTCAAGCGGGTTCCACGAAGTACCACCAGCAGGAATATCCCCACCGCCAGCCAAGAAACCCGACGGGTTGATGTAGTTCGGCCAACCACCATTCAGAACCATGTAGTGAAGGTGAGGGCCCGTACTGTTACCAGTCGAACCAACCGAACCAATCCGGTTACCCGCACGCACCATCTGCCCCGCCTGCACAGCGAACGACGAAAGGTGCGCGTACCAGGTTTGTAAACCGTTCGGGTGGTCGATGTGGATTTCATTACCACCACCAAACGGCGAGTACGAAGCCTGAGACACACGGCCCGGACCAGCAGCCCTAACGGGCGTTCCAGTCGGGGCAGCGAAGTCGATACCGTTATGGAACCCGCCAGCACGAGGACCGAAGCCGGACGACACCACACTGTTAGGTAGCGGGTGGACAAGCCCACCCTTCGCATAACCAGTCAGGCTAGAAGCGAGAGCCTGAAGGTTCCCAACACCAGCCTTGCGAGTCTGCTCCTTCGTGAACACATACTCACCCGCGTGAACTACGCCCGCGGGAGTGTACTTACCGCCAGGGCCCGTGTAACCACCCTCAGCGAAGCCCCTAGGCAGCGCCACGCGGGGGAGCTTGTCGATACCAGGCAGGAACCCTGCAATCGTGTTGAACGCATTAATCAAGCCATCGTTAATGACCGTGTCCACAACGAACTTAACCGGAGCCTTAGCGATGTCACCAAGAGTCTTCCAATGCTTCTCAGCCAACCCGACACCGAACTTGAACGCCGCCGGAATCTTATTCCGAATAACATCAGTGATGGTGTCGAATATCGGCTTGACCTTCGAGTTCCACACGGTCCCGATAGCCGCGCCGATTCGATCCCACACCGGCTTGATAACACTGTTGTAGAACCAGTTGAACGCTGGCCCGAGAACGTTCCGAACGAACCCTGTCACAGCGTCGAATACCGGCTTGACCGTAGCGTTCCACCAGCGACCAACAAGGAGCCCGATGGCAGTGAACACGTTCCTCACAACGTCACGGATCCACGTAAAAGCGTTCGTGAAATTCGTGCGGATGAAGTTAATCGCCACGTTGAACACGGCGCTAATCGCGGCCCACGAGAGTCTAATTGTGTCCGAGATCGACTTCCAAACAGGACGAATCACAGCAACCAAGAACCATGTGAACACCGCAGCAACACGAGTCCGAATGAAAGAAACCACCACGCCGAACAACGCCGACATCGCAGTCCACCACAAACTAATCGCGGAACCGATACCCTCAAACGCCTCAACCGCACGATCCCAGAACGCCCGAACCAAAGGCATCAGCAAATACGTAATCACCGAAGCGAAAAGCTGAAACACGCCACGGGCACCAAGGTAGAAACCATTCAGAACAACACCGATAGAGTCGAACGTCGGCTTCAGGAACGCGTAAATCCCCGCGAAAGTCGCCATCAGGCCATCAATGGCGGTCCGGATACCATCAGCAACAGGCAGAACCACACTCCGGTGCAGCCAGGTAAAGACATCCCCGATGCCCTTGAACACCGAAGCCACGGCAGGCGCAACCGTTCCCTCGAAGAACGACACCATCCCGCCAACACTCGACTGAACACCCTCAACCGCCGGCGCGGCAGTGTCACCAAGATCCTCAAAGAACCCGACAATCCCACCAAAAAACGACTGCATCGCAGGCAGCGCGTCCTTCGTGAACCAGTCCACGACCCCGCCAACAACATTCTGAATGCCCTCCCAAGCAGCGGCAACAATAGCCCGGCCCGCCTCGGTCTGCGTGAAGAAATAAGCCAGCCCAGACACAAGGCCGATAACCGCAAGCGCGATAATCCCGAACAAGTTAGCCTTGATCGCAGTGTTCAGCGCGGTCATACCCAGAGCCGCCGTAAACGCAGCCCCCGCGAAGAACGCCTGAGCACCACCAGCCGCAGCCGAAACAGTCGCATAAATAGCGATCGCGGCGGTATGAACAGCCATCGCGGCCGTGTACGTCTTGTAAGCAGCGACCACGGACCCTACAGCAACCGCCAGAGTCAGCAGCCAATCCTTATTCTTAACAACCCAGCCGCCCGCATCAACGAGCGCATCCTTCGCCGCGATAACACCATCACGCAGGTCAAGCAGGAAATCGACAATCGGGGAATCTTCCTCCCACCCGAACGCCGTACGCAACAGCCCCCGGTAATCGCCCTTAATGAGCAGATCGTGCAAGCCAATCGCACCCGCAGCCATCCGCTCCATGAACCCAGGGAAACCGTTCGAGGTGATGTCGCCATCAGCGGCCTTGAACGCGGCACCGAAAGCACGCACCCCACCAACACCCTCGGTCAGGACCGGGATGACCTTCTCAGAGATGAACGAAAACACTGCCGTCATCGTGGGCAGGAACAACTCGCCCATCTTCGTCGTCAGGTTCCCCCACTCAGCAGCCATCACCTGCTGCTTATGAGCGAATGTGTCAGACTCTTTAGCGAAGTTCCCGTGCGCATCCGAAGTCTGCTTCATGATGAGCGACATCGTCGCCGCCTGAGTAGCCTCAGCCGACAGCGCGCCGCCGACCTTCTCAAACCCGAGCGCTGCAGCCTCAGCGTCAATCTTCGCCTGATTCAGCGACACACCATACTTCTCGATGGGGTCCCGCTCACCCTTCAGGGCAGACGACAACGCATCGACAGCGTCCTTAGTGGTCCCGCCGAACATAGAAGACAGATCAGCGCCGAGCCCGATCAGGCTCTTAGTCTTAGGCGCCAACTCATCCATGGCAGTCCCACCATTTTTGAGCTGGCTACCGATCAGCGTCCCGAGTTCGTTGAACTCGTTGGAAGTCAGTCCAACATCCTTCGCCGCTTTACGCGACCAGTCTTTCATCTGCCCGGAAGAGTCCTTGAAGACAGAATCGAGAGCGCCTAGGCTCTGTTCGATATCTCCCGCGCCTTGAATTGCGTCTTTGACGAAAGACCCGATCCCGACAGCGGCTAGCGCACCCGCAATCCCGGCCATGCTCGCCTTGAACGCGCCGGAGAAAGCACCGCCGGACGACTTACCAGCCCGCGACGCCTCCCCATCAATCCCTGCGAACTCCCTCGCAATAGACTTAGTGAGCCCCTTCGCGCTCGGGACGATGGAAACGTAGTAAGCGGCAAGCTCAGAAGCCATGCGGCACCCCTTTAAATAGCAAGGGGGCCACACGGCCCCGTGAGTTTTTACTTCTTCGCGTGCTTGCGTAGGAACGCCTCAGCCCGCGACACCGCATAGTTTTGCTTCTCGGCCTGCTCAAAGACCCCGGGCGGGTACTCCCGCATCTCAGGCGCTTTACCCTTACCGCCGGCCTGACCGTGCGCGATCCGGTACAACGCAGCCTCGACCAGCCAAGACCCCTCAACCTCTTCGCTGATCGCCGCAGCACCGCCCAGCCGTACCCCGACAGCACCGCCGCGGGGTAGGTTGGTGGCCAACACGGACACCTTACGGACGCTAACCCTGCCCCGGTACATGTCCGCTAGGTCAAGGTTGTAATAGCGCTGCAGATCAGCCTCTAGAGCCTCGCCGTGATTAGCCAGCAGCCAGAGGAGCGCGGTTATTTTCCCCGCTGCGCCTCAGCCATGTACTCCTCAAGGAAAGCCTGAGTAGTAGCCAAGGACACGCGCCCCTCGGCTTCCTTCACCTGGTCCTTGAACCGGTCGTACTGGTCGCCCAGCATCTTCCGGACAGCCGTGGCGAACTGGTTCCCCTCAAGCGCCTCGAAGAACTCAAGGTCGTCAATCAGGTCCGGGTCAACAACATAGTCAGTGCCGCGCCACTCAAACGTGGACTTCGACGTAACAACGTCAGACTTCGCGGTCTGACGATCCTGGGGCTTCTTAACGCCGGCGGGAATAGTCTTGGTTTCTGCCATGGTGGTTTCTCCTCAAAAAGTCATGGTGGTTTGGTTTGAATGGTGGGCGGGGGAAACCACCACGGAAAAACACCCCGCCCACCCGCTCAATTACGCGCCGACGTAAGCCGGCGCGTCAGTCAGAATGTACGAATCGCCCAGGATGTCCAGGGTGAAGCCATACATGGTCAGGCCGGTGTTCGTGTGGGCGAGCTCCTCACGGTCGGTCACCTCGACCCGTTCGCAGCACAGGAACTTCGTCACGCCGCCGTCCACGAACTTGAACACGGCAGAACGCGCCACGGTCGGGATACCCTCGGGCAGGTCAACACGGGCGACGCCCGTAGTAACCACGGGCGCGTCGTGACCGAAGTACAGCTCAGTCACGCCCGGGGTTTCCTCAAGGCACTGAATCGAGATCGTCTTCTCAGTTCCAGTGACCTTCGTACGAAGAGTCGAACCGCCCTGCCAGCCCTTGAACTTCTCCACATCAGTAGAGACAGCCAGCGAAACGCCATCCTCAGACAGCCAACCCACAGCCGCGAAAGGCGCAATCGGATCCGTAAGCGTGGTCGGAAGAGTTGATCCGACCGGCGCAAAAAAGACCTCAGAATCGAGGTCGCCATACGCCCGGATGTTGTCGTAATTCTTAGCCATGGTCAGTCACCGGCTCCTTCATCGTTTGTTGTTTCGACATCGGCAGGAGCCGATTCATTGGGTACATCAGCCCGGCGCGCTTTGCCCCGGACAATCAGCGAACGAGCATCAGCATCGTTCACCTCAGCAGTAGTCCCGGCCTTATACGTGCGCCCGCCGGGAGTCGTGTAGTTATTCGCAAAAGTGATCTGCAAGATGGGCTCCTAGATCGTGTCCGAGGCGACGCCGCGGAAATGTAGGACGAAGGCTTGCCGGTAACGGGGCACCTTCGCATCAGGGTCAGGGATGTAGACGGGGCGGCCGGACTCGGTAACGGCTTTGCACTCTTCGCCCTGGACGGTAACGCCAGGGGCGGCGTTCACAAGGGCCCGGACCTTCGCCGCCAGTCGTTCAGCCTTCGGGTTCGACGTGTCCCACGAACCAACCAGCAGTTGCCCGCCATCAGTCACACGGGTCACGAGCGCACCGCCGGCGTTCTCAACCTGCACAAAAGACGCAGGCCGGGTACTGGGAACCTCACCAACAACCGGAATATCAAGGGCTGCATCGAGGTAGCGGATAAGCCAGATGGCAGGGTTAGGGAACGTCAGGAACTCAGCCACCACCAGCCGCCTTAGAAAGTGTCCCGTTCTTAGCCTCATCACGCATCGCCCGGAACGACTCAGTAATCACCGAAGCGCGGGCACGATTCCGGCCAATCATCGAATCCGCCCTATGCCCCTCACCAGCACGGGCCGCGATCCCCTCAGCAATACCCAGAAGATGCTGCTCAAGGCCCGGATCCTTCAGTAAGTCACGGACGGCTTTCCGGTTCAGCTTCAAGCCATCAGCCATCAAAGCGCCCCACTTCCACAACCACACCGGACTCGCCACCAGTGAACGGGTTACGCCCCCAAACCTGCGGGGTCCCCGTCACCTCGAACCGGCCCTCATGCCCCGGCAAAACCACCTGGTCACGCGAACCCACCACAACACCCGGCGGCGCATAGATCGTGAACTCAACCCCAGCCCCGTCACGGTTCGGCTCAAACGACTCCACAACAGCACCAGGAGCCACCGCACACCCACGCAACAACACCGGGCCCGACCACTCACCCGGCCCCGCATACCCATCCACCACAGCGCCAGGAACATGCCGATACAGCTCGACAGTCACACCAAACCGATGCCTGGGAGACGAATACGTAGGGAACCCCAACACCACCGCGGCCATCAGGCAATCTCCCAGCTATTCAAGGGGGAGACATAGGAGCCTGAGAATGGCGAATGCGAAGGAATCAAGTCGATACTGAACGCGCCAGAAGCCTCACCAGCAGGCGACAAAAGAGCCACCTGCTCGGCAGTTACCCGCAGAGTCCCAGGAGCGTCCCCGCCATACGTGAGCGAGCCCGTGAACGGCCCCGTCGTCTCTTGGCGCTGACGGATCCGCTCAGGGTTGCGGAACACCTCTTGAACCATCTCCGAGACAACATCCTTGACGTTGCCCAGGAGATCAGGTTCCGCCACCGGGTCAGCAGCAAGCCGCTCAGCCAGTGACGGAACCTTGGCGCGGAGAAGCCTCTCGGCCTTTCCGATCCAGTTATCAACCTTTGCTGTGTCAGCGGGCGCGTCATCCCCGATCCAGTCAGCCAGCACCTCGCTAGCGGCAGTCCAAGCCATGACGCCTCCTACTATTCAGCTGTGCGGGGTTTGCGCGTGCGGCGCTGAGGCTTCTCCGAAGTCGCCTCGTCCTGCTGGTCCTTAGCGTCAGCGTCAGACCAGCCCGTGGCACGGTAGCGATCCGCGAGGTTTCCCTCAACGGTCACCACCGTGCCAGCGGTCGGGTGAATCAGACGAGCCAACTTAGACAGCGTTGGTGTACTTCACGAAGGACTCGACATCGTTAATGAGAACGCCGAACTCGGCCTCAGCGCGGATGGCAACGAGGTTGTGCTCCCAAAGGGAGGTCAGGGTGCCGCCGATGGTCACAGCGGTCTGGGTGGAAACGTCGTAAGTGATGCCACCGACGGAACCCCACACGAGCTGCGACCAGTCGCCACCGTAACCAACCACGCCGGCCTCGGTGCTGATGCCATCGCCCAGGAACGCGGGGCGACCGATCAGACGGCCCGGAGTGACAACCGAAGTGGTTTCAGTCAGCGGAGTGTCGATGAACAGCGGGCGGCCGGAAGTGTCAACGGAGCCAAGGAACGTCGGCTCAACCACGGAATCAAAAGCGAAACCGGACAGCTTCTTCTTGTCATCAGCCAGAAGCTTCAGGCCGGCAACAATGTCGCCATAGGTGCCGCCGTTAGCCGCGGTCGTGGTGCCCAGTTCGACAGACTTGGTCGTCTGGTCGATGTAGGCGCCGAACGGGGTGGCCGTGCCGTGCAGGACTGCGGCGTCGAAAGCCTCAGCGAACGCAACAGCGATCTCATCGCGGAGAACCTGCATGTAGTTGCCGGGGTTAGCACGGACAACCTCAGCAGAAACGACGCTGATAGCGGCGATCTTGTGCGGCTTGAACGACTTCAGCCCGAGGCTGGTTTCGGTCGTCGGCTTCAGCCCGGTTTCAGCAACCCACGAAGCGGTAGCCTTGCCGGTGCTGAACGTGATTTCCTGACCGTTGATGCCCAGCGGCACCTTACGGGCAAGCTGCATCACGGAAGAGTTGTACTTGGCCTGAGCGAAGTAGTCAGCGGCAACGTCAGGCTTAAGGAAGCCCGCAAAATCGCCGGTAGTTGTGGAATTGGCCTGTGCCATGGTCTGTCTCCTGAGAGTAAGTTAGGCGCCGTCTTTTAGACGATGCCGAGAGCCTTTTTCAGTGACGCCTCTAGGCCGTCACCGTTCAATGCCAGTGCCGGGCTTCCGCCCTCGCTGGGGATCACGAACGACGCCTCATTCTTGGGCTGAGCGTTCGCTGTAATGAGTGCCTTGACCTTCTCAGCGGAT